ATGAATACAAACAGCTGGAACGTGAAATAAATGATTTGCAAAAACGCAAGGATGAGAACAGACAAATGGATTTATTACAAAATATTTCCAAATATCTTGAAAAAAAAACAAAATCAAAACGCGGTGGTGTGCGAAGAAAACAAACAAAACGCAAATATTACCGAAAAAAGTCAAACAAATAATCTATGTTGGACGACCATCAAAATATATATTCAGACCATAAGTGATTATATATTTTATATGAGATTTCCAAATTATTCTTGTACATTTACCATATGACGTTTGTTATACATCATAAATTTTACTTTTCTTAGATATTCTTTGTACTTTATCCGCTGTTCTTCCAAATCATTAATTAATTCTGTGATTTTAGTAACTTCCTTTTCACTCAACTTGTCTTTCACATTATCAAAAAAATTCGTAATATCCATTAATCTTTCTGAAATCACTTCGGCGATTACTTCATTTTGGTCATGTGCAACAAACTTTTTATCGCACTCATCATACACATATGCTGTATTACTTCTTAGATTGGTAATTCGCATGTTTGCAAATTGTGGGAACTTCCCACTGAAATGAACGTATTCAATCAAGTAAATAAAGCATCCAAACATCTTCTTTAATATACGCAACTGTTCTTCATCTGTAAAAAATTCAACCAAATTTTCTTGACCCAATGGGATAATTGTCACTGGATTTGTGATGTTGTTTGTTATAATTGTATTGTTATGCGAGTTTGTGTTCATACTATTTGAATTTGCATTTGCAGTTGTATTTGCGAGAACATTTGGTGCATATGCTGTTAAAGAATTTGGAGTCATTACAGCAGGATTTACAGGATTTGTAAGTATTAATTTGTTATTTGCGATTTGTTCTTCAAATATTTGCTTTGATTTACATATTTGTAGGTGTCGTTTCAAATTGTCTTTTCTTGAAAAGTGTTTCTTACAATATATGCAGTCCAGTTCAGAGATAGATGGTTGTGTTTGAATGACTTCATCATTTTTGAGTGAATTTTGAGGAAAATTGAGTAAATTTTGAGGAAAAATGAGTGAATTTTGAGGAATTTCTGAGGAATTTTGAGGAAAAAATGAGGAATTTATCAATTTATACCAATAATGTTCTCGTTGAATTGCTTCTTTACGATTATTGCAGTCAAATATTTCAATAACATCCATATGCCAATTTTCCCATCCTCCATTAGCATTTATTGTTTTTGATAAAATAGATTCAGGTTTAACATGTAAATTGCGTTTATGTATTGCCCGTTTTACTTTAATATTTGTAGTCGACCCTATATAAAAATACGTAACAGAACTATCTTTACAATATATTTTGTATACACTTGTAGTTACCATTTATTATAATATAATTATATATTTTTAAACTGGTTTCTAAAAGGTTTCTAAAAGGTTTCTAAAAAGTTTCTAAAGGTTTCTAAAAAGTTTCTAAAAGGTTTCTAAAAGGTTTCTAAAAGGTTTCTGGGCGAGAGAGAGAGAGCCGTTTTTTAAAAAATTTCTAAAAAATAAAAAATAATAAAAGTGAAGTATTTTGTTTTTTCTTTCAACCATTCCTTCAAAAAATTTCATCAAGGTTCTCAATCATCCAAAAACAAAACCATACAAAAGGAACTATCCTACAAATAATTCTGTTGGACATTTCTTTGCTATAATCTTTTCAAAAAACATGGATTGAGAACATATTGTAAAAAAATATAGAAAAATAATACAATCAAATATATCAACTATGTTTGCACCATGGTTATTTTTCTTCTGTGTAATCGATGCGAAAATAATAAAAAATATAAACGTTCCGAGTTGTGTAAATTGTAAATATTACAAACCATTACCTTACAAAAATTTCCATTCCGAATATAATGAATGTACATATTTTGGAACCAAAAACATCCAAACTGGTTTAATTGAATATGATACAGTAATTTCATGTAGAAAAGATGACTCAAAATGTGGTATCAATGCAACCTATTTCGAAGAAAATAATTTTGCCACAACAAAAATGATATTACACAGTGTTAGAAATCCAAATTCTATTATTGTGGTACTTTTAGTATGTATAGCAATTGCTCAAATATACGCGAAAAATGACTAATTTTTCATTCAAGGTTCTCCATCATCAAAAAATAAAAACCATTATGTTTAGAATATATTGATTGTGATTACACATAAAGAATAAATATTCTGTAAGATATATATACATGCGTTTCACGACTGTTTTCACACTCATTTCTCTTTTTTTTGCAGTAAAAGCCAATGAAGATACCTGCATAAATGATGAGCGAGCAAACAACTGCATTAGTTTTTCTGTTGGACCAGGAACTGGATGTGCCTGGATGTGCAATTATTGTGCCACTCAATTAGGTACCAATAATTACTATTTCCAAGACGGTGTTTGTACCTACCAAACAGGTGGATGTGTTGGTTCTCCTCAATCCAGTAAACAATATACTTGTTGTTCTCTATAATATATATCAATGGAACCGGAATTGGAACAAACAGAACAACCACCAACCGACTCCAAAGAGTTTTTTGTATATCTATTGGAATGCACGGATAAATCAACTTATGTAGGTGCAACGGTGAACGTAGACCATCGCCTACGACAACACAATAAAGAAATCAAAGGTGGAGCCCATGCAACCACTATAAAAGTGAATAAGGGACATTCATGGCGACGTGTATTGTATGTAAAAGGTTTTCCAACTTGGCAAACAGCACTTCAATTTGAATGGGCGTTCAAATTTTACACCAGAAAATTACCCAGACGAATGGACCCTTTGGAACGTCGATTATCCGCATTAAATACAATAATGAGTCTCGAACGTTCCACCTCCAAATCCATCCCTTATAGTGAATATGGGACACCTCTTACAATTGTGTATAATTGAATAGAGAACAATAACACATAAATATAGCAAAACACATAAAAACAACATCGGAATATATATAATGGTGAATTATACATGTTTCTTATTCCTTTGGTCATCTGTATGCACTTCTTTTTTTATTCCACCATATAAAATCTCCTCACGACATCAAATTTCTATGGTAAAACACAATTATCCGTTCTCCAAAAAATACTACGAGACCTATTTAAAACGATTAAATTCAAAAAATATTACAGTACAAACACAAGAAATTATGGGAAATGAAGACATTTATACGGCAGCAGATACCACGGTACCTCGTAATGGGACATTCGCGCCCATTCCAGGAATCAGTATCATTATTACAAACAAAAATACATTCTCGGACCCATTTTCAGACCTTTATAACACAGAAAATCATGACGAACAAGACGAACCCAATGAACATGAAGACGATTATTTCAGCCAAAGACGCAATCGCAAAAAAAAATCAGAGAACTTCGAAGTCATTACCAAATCCCCCTACAATTTCAAGAATGTAGGCGGATATGATTCCATTAAAAAGGAACTGGACCAGTGTGTCGATATTCTCAAAAATTACACAAAATATGCCAGGTTCAATGTCCGCATTCCCAAGGGAATCATCTTCGAAGGACCCCCAGGGAACGGCAAAACACTTCTTGCCAAATCACTTGCGGGGGAAGCTGGTTGCGGATTCATCGCAGTGTCCGGCTCAGAATTTCAAGAAAAATATGTCGGTGTAGGTGCCTCACGCATCCGCGAAATGTTTCAACTGGCAAAAAAGAATATTCCTTGTATTATCTTCATTGACGAAATCGATGCACTCGGAAGAAGCCGTGGGAAAGACGGTGAAACCTCGTCTGCTGAAAGAGACAATACACTCAATGAATTGTTGGTCGCATTGGATGGCTTCAAACCCAACACCGGAATCTTTGTAGTCGGAGCAACGAATCGTGCGGACTTATTAGACTCCGCACTACTCCGTCCAGGACGTATCGACAAACGCATTTACATTGGAAATCCAGACGAGAAAACACGCAGGGAAATCATCAAAATACATTCTGTAGGAAAACCCCGTTCGGTAGAAATTACCGACGACAGTCTCGTTGAATTAACCGCTGGATTCTCATGTGCCCAAATCGAGAACATATTGAATGAAGCCATGTTGAATGCATTGAGAAATGGTCGCGAAATCTTTTTACATGAAGATGTGGAAACCGTGTTCAACAAAATGTTGGTTGGATGGCAACCCAATGAGCATGATTTCACACAGAATATCATTGACCATATAGCGATTCATGAGATGGGACACGTTGTCGTGGGATTGTTGTCGAAAAATCATGCGAAAGTGAAGAAAGTAGTCATTAATTTGTCAGCACCCACCTCGCCTGGATATACTATCTTTGACAATCCAAAATCCACTATTTTTACACGAGAATCTCTGTTTGAACACTTGATGATTTTATTAGCAGGAAGGATTGCAGAAGAAGTATTTTTCGGTATCAGTGTAACAACGGGCGCGATGAACGATTTCGAAGAAGCTTTCAGACTGGCAAATAAAATGATTGTGTATTATGGAATGGGAGACCATGTATTGTATCCAACCAACAGCGAGAAATACAAAGAAATGATTGACAATGACATTATTAAAATCATAGAAGATGCCTACGAATATTCCAAGTTTATCATACAGAATTCAAAAGAATTTGTATCCAAAGGAGCCGAATTACTGAAAACCGACAAAACGGTCACGGCAGAACAATTGATAGCAATGTTGGAAGAGACCAACAAAACCGTTTTTCCTACACACAAATATGAAGGAAATTAGAGGAAGGAAATTAGAGGAGTTGCGCGCTTCGCGCGCACAAGAAGAACAATACATAATAAAAAGTATATATTGTTTGATTTCAACACCATTTACCGTTTCGTGCTATATGGACATTCAACGCATCCAATGGATTCATTTGCCAATCTATCTGCATGGGAATTTCCAACAGAATGTATATCTTCATTTTCCGTGTGGGCACGTACATACATCACTCGTACATTCGCATAATATTGCATATGTAGGTCATACAATTTACGCACCATTTCTTTGTTTGGAATATCTGTGGTCCATCCTTTTTTGGCGCACTTTTCACCGTAAGAAGTGGCACATCGAATGGCGTATTCAGAATCACTGACAATCATGATTTTTTTATCCAACAGAATATCTTCTTGTAAGATGGAATAAGCACGTAAAATCGCACTCAATTCTGCTGTGTTATTGGTTTGTTTTCCTTCTATTTTACAGGATACATTTCGTGGGTCATCTGTCCCAAAAAAGACACCGATTCCAGCAGAAGCCCCCGAACGACCATTCTTGGAACAAGCACCGTCGGTGTATACATAATAGTCCGGTACAAACGGTGTTCCATCGGCATGGGTGGAAGCAGATTCACCAGGGATGGAATGAGAACGTGGGGTGCAAATCGGTATGACATGTTCATTTTGTGAGTGTAATTGTATGAATTCTTCCGCTGCTTCTTTGGTAGCAAATTTTTTATAAATCGCATTTTTATGGTTTTTCACAGATTCCTTGCATTCGTCCCATGTCAAAAATACACCGGTGACGCGTCCACTTGCGACAGCATAATAAAAGACCATGGTAGTAAAATTATATATACATAAATACATAGTTTTATATAGTTCTCATTTTCTATTTTTGCGAGTGCGATTACATCTGATACAGTCATTGAATAGACCCGGAATAAATTTTCCTGTTT